ACCTCTACTATCAAGACCTGTACTTAGATCAGGACTCCCTGTAGTAAATTGACCTTGACTCCATTGAGGTAGTTCCGGCATATCAGCTTGCCCAAAATCATAATCAATACTACCAGAATTACCAAAGTTAGTAGGGTTAAAATTCTGAATACCTGATCCTGTGAAATCAGTATACCCACCATTAAGACCTCCACCAAAGTCTGTGATAAGATCATTACCAAAGTTGTTTAAATCTGATCCACTACCAAAGTTAAAATCAAATAAACCACCTCCAGATGAACCACCACCAAAATTAAAATCGTCCATTATATTCCTTTATTATACATAGAAATTGGGTGCTTTCTGTTTAGTTCCTATACCTGTACTTTGATAATGTATATCTACAAAATGTACGAAAGGTCCTGTGTCTAATGTGTCTGCTGCGTCAGCAGGATCACGATAAGTTCTTATCATTAAAATACCATCAGGTTCTATAAGTGCTCTATCTATAGTAGAACCAGAACCTCCAGCAGATGTAAATTGAACTTCTGCAATCATGTGTTTAAAAGCCGTAGTACCTGCTTGTTGTACAACAGAGGTAGTTACTGGTGTAGTAAAGACTGCTTGGTTATGTCCTTTTGAATAAGTAATTTCAAAATACCATTTAACATTACCCGGTACTCCTGCAGGACCTCCTGTATCAATAGTTTTAGTTGACCAGTGTACATGTACAAACATATCACTATTAGGTAGATAATCATGTGTAATGTGATAAGTATTAAACAACTGATTCATCTGGTTAGTAGCAAACTGGAACTCATATATATTACCTATATAGAGACTATAAGTAGGATCATTAGAACCACTATACCTAATCTGAACAGGACCTATTAAGTCCATCCAAGGATATGTAGGTGTAGTCTTATCCACCTTAATACCATAACCAGATGCTTTATTAAAGATTAAATTATCTAAGGATACTGTAGTAAAACTAGGAGTACCACCAGTAAGATTACTATAGTTAGCACTGTTTAAATGGTAATACTGATTAGCTTGACCACCCTGCAATCCAGAGAGATCATTATGATTCCCTGCTGTAAGTGCGGCATGTTCTGCTGCTGTGAGATGATAATACTCATTAAGTGTTCCACCTTGAAGAGACTGTAGTTGATTATGATTTCTAATAGCTAAGTCATTTAGATTAGAACCAGTGAAGTCAATGATATACCAAGGTACATTACCTGTAGTAGTTACATAAGCTCTTAGTTGTCTATACCATTCTAACCAAGTAAAAGAACCTGGTTTATCATTAATAGGTGGTGGAGGTAATGTTGCCATTAATGTCCTCCCTCTTTATAATATATCTCAAGAGTTTCTAGACGTAAAGGTTTATCTAAAGCATGTTCTAGTTTAAAAGCTCTTCGTCTAAAGGAACCTAGTTGTTTTACTGTAGGATAGTCTTCAGAGAGTTCTACAGAATATGGAGTATTAAATGTCTGATAGTCATCATCAGTCCAGCTTACATCTATAGTATTAGAAGTAGAGTATTGATCTCCTACTACTATTAAGGTTGAACCAAATTTTCTATTATATGTATCCATATCAAACTTGTTAGTTACAAGCTCTACAAGAATATTACCGGAATCATCATCAGTATAATGACTAGGATTCATAGTATAAACAGAACCATCTGTATCCCCTTGTACATAAGTTATCCCGTCTGTACCATCAACAGCAAAGTTAGATTTAAACCTAGAATGACTTCCCCCATTATTAGAGGACCATTCATGCCATAGCTTCTCATCAACATCAAACACGAGAGTTCTGTTTGTAGTTATTAGGTTTATTACAAAGAACATGTGACCAAGAACACGGATACCAAACCCATAGCAATCAGTCATATCAACTTCCTGTTCTAGTATTCTTTCAATATACTCATCAGATACTTTATAAGGTTTAAAGCCTTCAATGAACCATACTGCTCTACCTCCTGATGCAGTCTGCCCTATGTAGGCAGTATACATCTCACTCTGATAAATACAGTAAGGTGCTGCACATCCTACACGGATAACAGTACCATCGTTATTAGACAGAGGTGATCCAGAAGCATTAGCAGCATCATAGAAGAACTCTACAGAGCTAGAACCAAAAACAACTACTTGGTTATTCTGTCTGGCTAAAGCTACTACAGGATCTGGGAAGATCTCTGCAGACAGGAAATTAGTTGTATTCCAACTTAAAGGATCATCTAGATCACAGTTATATACATCTGAACCTTTTGCTAGAAGAACGTAACCATCAATGAAGGTAGGGCTAGGCACATGTGGTGTAGGAAAATCTAAGTCTGTAACCTGTGTATAAGCTACAGTACTTGTAATCACATAACCATTAGTACCATCACAGAGAAATAGATAATCTCCTGTTAAAGAAGAGTTACCTAGAACCATTCCTACAGGACCAGTAGATGTAGCTAGTGTTATTAGAGCACTTGGAGTAGGTGTATCTACCCACACTTTATTTCCAATTACAAAAAATAGAGTATCCTTAAATAGGATAATACCTCTACCTTCTCCTGTACTATAATTCTTATATAAATCTAGACCTGCCCTCTTCTGCATAAAGATCTTGATACTCTCTATCTGATCTACCTTACGAGTTTCTGGATAGATATTAACAAAGCGTTGATCCTTATCCCCAGAAGCAGTTCTATTAGATAAAGCACCAATCAGAGGAAGTCTAATGTTCTTATATTTATTTGTTGTTTGTCGTGCCATTATTTCTTCCTACGTTTAGAGAGTACATCATAAAGACCATACTTAACTGCTTGTTCTGCAGCAGGTGTTGCTACTTTACTAAAGTCAGTATTACCTAAAGCATTCCCCAAAGTACTTCCTGCAAGAGAACCTGCTAGGTTAGAACCTAGTTTAGCTAGATTAAAGTCTTTACCTTGAACTGTATCAAACAGAGTATTTAATCCTGCACTACCTATTTGATTACCTATCTGTGTAGATACTCCAAGAGCAGGGCCAAGTTGATTAAATATACCTGAAGCACCTAGACCTGCAGAGAGTGCTCCAAAACCTGTGCCAGTCTGCGCAAGACTATTAAGTCCTCCTAGAGCAGCACCTAGTGGGGGAGCAAATAAACCTACAGCTAAAGGTAATATAGTATTTAGAATGTTATTACCAAACAAACCACCATTCTTACTATGATATTGATAACCAGATTTATTATCCCAACCGGGAAGATTACCTGCATTAGCTTTATCTACAAAAACATTATAATCATTAGGATCATTAGTAAACTTCTGAGCTAAATTCTTCCACTGATCTAACTCATTTATATCTCTATAAAGATAAGAATCTGATTGTGTATCTCCTGAGAGATCCTGTTTCCTTGCAGTGAAAGGATTAACATATCCTTTAACATCAGAAGTAAGAGGTCCTAGATTCATTTTGTAGCCTTTGAACTGACCATCTTTAAGAACAGGACTAGAGCCAAACAGAGAATTCAAACCTCGTATTTGTTCTGTCTCAGCATCTCCTAAGAAACCTCTACCACCCTCATTAGCTCCATTGAACATGGAGATAGGTTGACCTTGAAGTAAGTTACCTATGATCTCCCACTTACCTAGATCCCCACCAGTATCTAGAAAATCACTAGAGTATTCTGTAGGCATGTTTATAGGATCATATAGGTACTTAGACATAACGTCTTCCCAATTCTGTCCTGCAAACTGACTAGGTAGTTCTGGTTGTTTATTTAACCCTAACTGCTCATTTATCATTTGAGTTAAAGGATCATCACTCTGAGGTGGTCTATAAGAGTAATCAAACTGGTCAGTTACTCTCTCTTCACCCGTTATAGGATCTACTTCTTTCTTATAAGGATAATCAAATGTTCCCGGTAAACCTGGACTTAATCCTTCCTTCTTACTAGGACGGAAAGGTAACAGAGCATTATAGTTCTGTGTATATTCTTGTTGAAGATCTTTAATAGTATCTTCTAAAGACTTATAACCCTTACCTAAAACAGAGCCTGATCCATCAAGAATATTATAAGTCCCTCTACCTAGATTCTGTATAGAGTATCCACTAGTAGGATTATTATAATCAAAGAAGGAGTAAGGAGTATCCTGCTGCTGCTGTGTAGGAATATTTACTTGCTGTTGCTGCTGCTGTGTAACCTGTAGAGGTTGAACAGGAGAAGGAGGTTCAAATAGAAAATCACTATACTTATTTTTAAAAGCATCTGGATCATCTGAACCTAAACGCATCAACTCTCTACGTGCTCGTTGAGTATTACCGAAGCCACTACGGTTAACGGCATCAGCAATCTCAGACATATTAAGTTGATATTCTGGATCTGTTGGGGCCATTACCAATCTCTCCTATCAGCTTGAAAAAAGAAACTCCCCTCCTCAGTACCAAAACTTTAAGCTTCGTTCTTAATCATAGCATAGTCTTGTTGCAAAGCTTTCCTATCCTCTAAGGGCATCCCGTATTCAGGAGCAATCCTTACAGCTAGTCCATAACAAACAGCATCAAACCATTCTTGTGGGAAGTCGGGTTCATCCGTACTTACATCAAAGTCTTCAAAGGGACGTTGATAAACTATATAAATAGAGTTAATACCTACCTCAGTAGTACTAGGTGTAGGGAACACATAAAGATTACCTGAAGTACGTAGAGGTTCATAGTAGATTTGAATAGGATTACCTTGTGTAGATTTATTACCAAGTATATCATATTCTTGATGTGTAAGAATTCTAACAGGAATATCTATATTAGTGGCCACATCTCTGTTCCATGCTCTAATAACCTTAAGTGGTTTTGGAGTATCTACAGTAAGTCCTGTACCTATAGGGTATACATTAACACCTTCTATAAGAGGGACAGAGATTGTTTTAATAGCCCATAGAGGCATACCATCTGCTTGTAATGCTTTCACTAAACAGTTAAGTGCAAAGGCACTATTATTGATTAATGTACTGTTAGGCGTTTGTCCTTGTGAGATGGCTCCAACCATACGCAAAGCACGTCCTATAATATCTTCCCTACTTATAGAGAAGTTGCTTGATCCGCTCGTAGCCATGTAAATCTCCTTTAAGCTTTAAAGAACGTATATATACCACCCACAATAACTACCAGCGGGATCAACCATTGGTTAATACCTACTATAGCTTTATTAATCTTTGCCCAACCAGTTAAATTCTCCCAAGCTTCTACAAGAGGTTGTTGAGCTAGATCGACTCTCTCAACATACTTTAAAGTTCTTTCACTGAGAGTCTTTACTTCATGTAACTTCTCTGTTAATACTTCATGAGCCTTCTTATCTTCTTCCCTATCCTGTAAAAGCTTCTTTTGATATTGCTCTTCAATTAGAACATGGTTATCTACCTTAGCATCTAACTTTTCTATTGCAATATGTAAAGAAGAATCAGAGAGAGATTTCTCCTGCTTAAAATTATCAAACTCTATCCTAAGATATCTGATGTCCTTATCCAATTGTTCAATTCGAGATAACATTTCTACATAAGAAATACGACGTTCTTCTGTAGACATCTCTACTCCTTATCTATGTATAAAGCCCCAATAGCATTGGCAAGACGAGCGATAATTTTAATTTCAGGATTAGTTAAAGAAGGGAACTTAGTTAATAGGAAAGTTTCTACTTCTTGTGGTGTGTGAGAAGTTAAATACTTAATGGTATTATCCATAGTATTCTCAGTGATAGCTTGTTTAGCTTTATCCTGTTTAGCAAACTTCTCTAATTGTTCAGATGTATAAGGATCTACAGGAGCAGGAGTATTCCCTGCCTGTACCCATTTAAGATATTCTTGGTAATCTTTATTCTTTGGATCTTGAGGGATAAAAAGACCCTCATCTGTTTTATAAATTTCTACAAAACGTGTTAGTTTATACATGTTATAGCTCCGCTGTTAAAGATGCTCTATAGCCAAGTGCTGATACAGTACCTGCTGATACACTCTGAACACTAAACATTGTTCCATTAATTGAAATTGTATTTAGAGCGAATGCTGCTAAATTAGAGGATGATTGAGTTACATTAGGATCAGTCACTATAGAACCACCAGTAGGAACTGCCCTCATCTGTGGAAACTGTAATGGTACAAGACCTAAAGATCCAGCACCTGCAATATAGATAGAAGCTCCACATTGAACCCATTGGAAATATCTAGAACATAGAGAGAACTCTTGACTATAACTTCTAGTCTCAAACTCTGTAGGAACACTACCAATCTCTAGTTGAACACCAGTAATATAGAAGTTATTACTTACTGAATCTGTTTCATTAACTTGATTAGATGTACCAAGAAAGTTGCCTGTTTGCCATGAGCCTGCAGTTGTCTGGAAGGTTGAGCCACAACTAAGTGCCCAAGTAATATTAAGACCTACACCAGAAGTGTAATCCCAAGTACCATCTGTAGTTAAACCACCAGTAATAGTTACTGATTTTGTTTCCCATGTATTTGCTGAGTTAATAGTATACTCTGCTACATAGGTTTTATCTACACCAGAATTACGGAAAGCTACACAGTGAGTTCCTGTCTTAGCACCTTTAACTCTAAAGGATAAAGTAATATCTTTACCTACAAGATCTCTAACATTGAAACCCTCAATTCTTTGGCCAATAGCACATACATCTCCTGCTGCAATACTAACATCAGCAGTTGTAGTCTGAATACCTAAAGAGTACTTAAAATTACCACTAGTACCAAAGGTAGGGACATCTGTAGATTGTGTAACAGTTTGAACAACAGAACCTACTTTAGTATAGATCCATCGATCCAGAGAGTAAGTTGCATTTGCAATAGCTGCAAAAGAAGTACCTCGTTGGGCAATAGTCATATCACCATTGATGATCTTGTTTCTAAATCCTGATAAAGGACCTCCGTTAAGACCAGTAACATTAGTAACTGCTGTACCACTAGCATTTAGTGCTAAACTATTAGGAGAGAAGCTAGCTTGTTTAACACCGTTAGCAGCGATGTCTACGGTGTCAGAAGCACTTGAGTATACTCCGGTATTAGTATCACCAGTAAAGGTCACTGAAGGCGCTGACACAGATCCTAGAGGTACTTGTAGAGGTGAGGTTAGTGGTATAGATCCATCACGTTCTAGTTTATCATTATTTAGATTATTTAGGTTAGCATCCATTTCCGCATTAGTTAGCGGAGAACCTTTACCTGAGCGTGTAACAATTGTTGTCATATTAACCTACCTTTATAAATTATGTTTAGTAAGATATTTAATAGCATTGGCTAACAATACTTTGTTATCTTTACAATAGCCTAGCAATAGATTACATGTATGACACAGAAGACCTCTTACTTTATTTGTATGATGGTCATGATCTACTACAAGGTGTTTAGGTTGTCCTTCTTTATTTAGAAAGACTTCAGGTAAAAAACAAATTCCACAAACACCCTGTTGAGATAATAAAAGTCTATTATACTCCTCTAAAGTAATTCCATAAGCAGTTTTATACCTATAACCACGTTTTTTTTCTCTTCCTGTCTCAGAAGATACCCACCTTCGCATATAGGCATTATAAGCTTCTTTGTTCTTTTGCCTAGACTTTAAAGTGCGTTCTGAATTCTTATTCTCAACCAACGGTAATTGTCCAGTTGATAACTAGTACATCAGAAGCACCTTTGTTGATAACAGGATAGGTAACTCGGGATAGCATTGTTCCTGCACTAACATCATTAAATAAACCTGCTTCTTCTAAAGCACCAGTACCTACACCAGCATTAAAGGTTGTAGTATAGGATACAGTATTACCTGCAGGAGTTCCCCCGGAAACTGTAGTAGCTACCCTAGCAACTTCTGTACCTAGAGTTGTATCTGAGGTATTCTCTGAAGTATTGTCTGTACCAATAGCAATGTGTGTAATCACACTATCAGAAGCACTAGATAGACGGGAAGCTAAGAGTTCTTTACCTGTAGTTACAACAAGGTTATCATACCATTGATCTAACTTTACTGCTCCAGTAATACTATCGTAAAGATAGAGATGTAGAGCACCTTTTATTTTTATATTATCATTAATCATTATATTCTCAAAAAGTGTATATTGTTGCTACATAGTCAGATTCAAAATATGAAGCTTCTACATAATCATATAATTCTATAGACCCAGATTCGGACATAGATGTATTATCACTAAAGTCTTTATTTGTTACAACACCGATTAGAAACTCTTCTGTTATTATAACTGT